TCACTAAGACAAATCATTTCATACCCTAGTGTATTACAAGTCCAAAATCATAAGCAGGAACTCAACAAATGACTAAAAAACCAACTAATGTAATAGACAAACACTTACATCATCCCATAGAAATTATTGATGAAGAAGTAGTAGTAAATGCATCATTACTAAGTCCCGGCATAATACACGCAGGACGTATTATGTGTAAAAAATGCAAAATACAGATCAAATGGGCAAGTAAAGAAGATATTGACTATTACAGAAATAGCGACACAAAAGACTATGATACTACCAGTCTTGCAAATTTTAATCAGCGTAAAAGTTCCGTAATCTATCAAAGTGATATTAAAGAAATGCAGGATATTTATTACAAAAAATATGCTATTCCCAAAGAAGGTACTTTCAACGTCTATCTAAATGTAAAATTTACTGAAAAAGATGAAGTAAAAAAGCTTGGGGCTAAATGGGACCAAGAAAAGAAAAAATGGTTTATCAATAGCAGTAATCCAAAAGCACATACATTAGCTAGATGGATGAACTCACAAGACGTAGATCGGTTAATGAATTTATAATTCTCATGCTCAACAAACGCTACAGTGAGAGTAGCATATGTTTTGATGTTTGTTGAGTAAATGGCTGGCATAGGGTCAGCCATTTTTTATGGCTATATCTATGCATATTTTGCATAACAAACAAAAAAAATCTAAATAGGTTATAGCCCATTAAATAGCGTTATGAACAAACAAATTACATTCACACGTTGGCACCGTTATGATATGAATGGTGTAAAACACATTAGACGTTTTGAGCTTGGTGTCATTCCATCAACATTACCTGACGAAGGCTATACCAATTGGATTAGAGGTACTGGTGAGTTCAGTCCAGAAGCATTGATTAACTTACAGAATGGTATACAACGTGCTTGTAAAGGCGTACCAAAACCAGAAAGCCAAAAAGAAAAGATGCGTCTTGCCAAGCTTGGTGTTCCAAAGAGTGAAGAACATAAACAAAGTATGCGTAACAGTTGGCATAAAAGAAAACAAAGAGAACTAGATGCCAAAACAAACACCACGACAAATTCACAAACAATATGATGTGTTTGGTGATGATGTAAAAATTACTATCAATCATCAATACATGAAACTGCCACAAGAATGGAAGTTCTCAGGATATCGTTGCGCTCATTGCGATAGTGGCTTTAAGTTCGTTTCTAGCCTCTTAAAGCATGAAAATAACTGTAAAGTACTAAATAAACTAAAGAAGGAGAAAACAGATGCCAATACAGATGATAACAGTTAAAGGTGAAAAGATGTATCGTTATGGTGACAGTGGTAAACTCTACAAAGACCGCAAAGATGCAGAGAAGCAGGCAGCTGCCATTCGTGCTAGTGGTTACAAAGAACCAATGAAAGACATGAAGGATAAAAAATAATGGCTACACAAAGAATGACGATGAACGGTAAAACTATGTACCGTGATGGACTCAACGAAAAGCCTATGCCTGATAAGCCCGGCACCAAGAAGAAAGGTGCAGACGGTAAACAATGTTGGAATGGATACCGTTATGGTGGCACAGTTAATGGACGTGACATTTGCACTAAAATGAAAAAATGAATAGTGCGTGTATCATTGGTAATGGTCCCAGTCGTAAAACATTTGACCTAGAACATATAGGTAATGTGATGAAAACATACGGCTGTAACGCAATATACCGTGATTACATACCACACTATTTGATTAGCATGGATTGGCCTATCGTAGAAGAAATACTTAACAATGAAATACATTATAAAACAACGTTCTACACGCAAGATTGTTCCCAGTTTAATAATATGCCGGTAGAACGTAAAGAAAATATAGAATGGTTAAAGCCCATGAGTAAACGCTTAGATAGTGGTAACAGTGCATTAGAAGTAGCATTAAGCCATGAATACGAAACTATCTACATGATTGGCTTTGACTACAATACTAATGATAAGCTACCAAATGTTTATCATGGTACCAGCAACTATGCAAGAAATAGTAATGTACCGGCTGCAGAAAGTATGGCACGTGAATGGCAACAAAGATTACGCAATCTTGTTAAACAATACCCAGACACTAATGTTGTTAGAGTCAATGGCTCTGATACAGTTAATTTAATTGCAACAAATTACAGTGAAATCACTATAGAACAATTTAAGGAAATATATGAGTGAAATAGAATATACATACAAACTATACAGAGATAACGAACAATTAGTTGTTACAGTTGATCCATTAGTTAAAGACATTGAGGTGTCAATAAAAGCATTGATGGATATGGACGTTGATGACCTTAGCGATGACAATAAACATATCTTTGAGATGAAGATATTGGGCTTGCGTACCATTCATCAGTTCTTGGGTGCGTTACAACAAGAGCAATATCTCAAAGAATACAAAGCTGGACTAACCACAGAGCTTAAGGGTCGTGTTAACATTGATGTACAACAAGACCTCAACGTACTTGGTAGAATGCATTAAGGAATAACAATGAGTGAATATAAAGGCTTAATAGACAAACCATTTTATGTTGGACACATAAAGAACTTTGATAAGATGGTAACAGAACTTAGTCCCTTCATGACTGAAATTGAGATTGACCAATGCATTAGTTTTATGCACACATTGCACGATACTAAACACGATATCAATCCAAGTCCAGAAGATTGTAAGAGTCAGTTACAGATTATGTTTGGGCGTGATAGATTTTTAGAGATGACACAACAATGGGGTGTGAAGAATCAAAAGTTCCTCAGCGTGTTTGGTACACTAAAGTTTAAGAAAAAAGATGACGGTAGCTTCTGGGATGGACTAGATGAGACCGACAATGAAGAAGATTATACAAAGGTTTATATATGATTAAGAATATTTGGGAAAAGATTAAGCTTGCATTTGAACGCAAGCCAATTGGAGAAGTACTAATACCTACACCAAAAACAGTAGAAGTGGTTGAAGAAATTAAACCAAAACGTGTAGTAAAAAGAAAACCCAAGAATGAGTCCACGTGAATTTATAGGACATTGCTACTGTGATAGTAGATTTAAGCATATTGAGAATATCATTAATAAAGGTACTATCGCAGAAGTATTAGAGCTACAAGAAATTAACAACATGATGCCAAGATTTCATCGTCATCGTGAAGTAGCTAAATTGATAGAGGAAAGATTAAATGAAAGAAATTAACACAGGCGAATCAGTACTACCCGTAAAGAAGCGTGGTGGTGCAAGACCCGGCGGTGGACGTAGAAAAGGTAGTACGCAAAAGCTTTCAGCACAAACTATCTTAGCCGCCATTGAAGATAAGGATAAACCTTTTGCAGAAGGATTTGCAGAAGATTACCACAACGCTAGAATGGGTGATGATAAGCATCTATTACAAAAGTATCAAAGTATGATATTGAATAAGGTTGTAGCAGATAAGCAAGAGATTGATGTTACAACATTAGGACAAAGTTTACATAATAACTTTAACTTCCCGCAAGTTGAACTACAAGATTGGCAACAAACAATGCCAGTCATTATATCTACAAAATGAATGAAATAGAGATTCCGTTATATGGCGAGCAGAAAACTATCCTAGCAGACTGGCTCACTACTGACAAACACTGTATTGATATAGTGCCTGTTGGTAGTGGTAAAACATTCTTAGCGGCTATAGCATTACCGCTGTTTGCAAGCGACCCTCGTTATCATAAGGGCAAAGATATAATCTACAGTGCTCCAACTGGTGCTATGATTAAGTCTTTGATATGGGAGCCATTAAAGCATAGTTGTATGAATCACTTTGGATTAGTTGATGGTAAAGACATTAACAATAGTGAACTTACAATTAAGTTCCCTAATGGTGTGTTCATTCGCTGTAAAAGTGCTGAACAGCGTGAAAACTTGCGAGGATTGAATGTAGGTGTTTGGGTAGCTGACGAAGCCTCAATGTATACACAAGATACATTACAAGAGATTACTAATCGTTTGCGTCCCAGAGTTGGTGCACCAGACACAGCAGGTAGATTGATTGTTATTAGTACGCCAAACGGTACGGGACCATTGCATGATTTGTTTCAGTTAGCGTTACAGAACAAAGACAAGTATGTTGTTCGTCATTTTAATTACTTACAGATGAGATCTGGCAATCGTGATTTTATTGAAGAACAGAAACGCATTATCAGCCCATTAAAGTTTAACCAAGACTATATGTGTCAATGGGAAAGTGTTGCTGACATGTTCTATTACAGTTGGGACAAGAACAAATACACTAAAGATGTAGTAGATAGAGGTGGTGATTTATATACCTTTCATGACTTTAATAAGCGTGTAATGTGTGCGACAGTTGCCCAAGTAAGTAAGCCTGGCGAGACTAACGGCACCATAGAGATATTAAAGAGTTACGCTATCAATGATTGTAGCACAGAAGGATTAGCAGAAGCAATACGACTAGACTTCCCAAAGCGTAGAATCAACAGTATTATTGACATGAGTGGTACACAAGTTAACCGTGACACTACCTCACCATTCGGCGTAACAGACAGAATCATATTAGAAAAGTATGGCTTTACCATTGTTAACAATCGTAAGAGTAATCCATTGATTGCTGATACAGACAATACAAGTAATGCGTTTATCAATCGTGGTGGATTGATAGTTAAGCCAGACGACAGATTTTTATTAGAAGCATTGCAAACATATCATTACGAAGATGGTACACGCAAGAAGTTAGTAAAATACACCGAGCAAAAGTATGCTCACATAGATGGATTGGGCGATTGTATACGCTATGGTATACACTATCTTTTCCCAATCACTCATCATTCAGTAGGTATAAAAGAGTATGTAGGTATGGATCAACGACTTAGCAGACAAGGTCAACCAGGCGTAAACTATATGCCTGAAAGCCCGTTGTATCCTGGTGGACCAACATGGGAAGAGATTATGAATGGTGAAGAAGAACAAGATTATATGACATGGGAATAATATGGCAAAAACGGGACCGAAAATTGGCACTAGACAACCACTAGATGAAAGAATAGAAAGACTATCAACTGTAGATCCTATCACAGGATGTTGGGTATGGCAAGCCGCTAAAAACAAACTTGGCTATTCACTAATGCGTGATACAACTAATATGCGTATGCGTACTGGACATAGAATGAGTTATGAGTT